CATTATGACTTCTTGCTGTGGAACAGGTTGCGGCGTCTCTATCAATCCGCCAGCCTGTGTGGCTTCTAGCTCGGCTTCAACATCGAAGTCATCTCCCAGGACTTCGCCTGCTTCAAGCTGCAGCAGCAATGTTTCTTGCGTCACTGTGCCAGCGGTGTAAAGCTGCAATAACGCTTGGATCTCTTGTGGCTCAAGTCTTGCGCCCATGAAGTCACGATTGACCAGGCTGCTGCCAGCCTGCGGCTCCTGCAAATAATCAGCATGGAACCTCAAGCAATTATCGATCATATCTTGCATCTGCTGGGCCACCACCATCATGGTGCTATCACCTTGACTGCGATCAATTCGCTTTGACTCGGCTGTCTCGGCTGCAAGTTTTGCACCCATCACAGCGGCAAGGCCAAGATCATTCATCTGCGAGACGATCTGATCAAGCCTGCGGAATTGTGCGTCATAGCTATTGCCACCGGGCTCAATGTAGCTTGCAGATGCTCCTTCAGGCAACGCTAAAGCTTCGCCTGGTCCTGCACTGATTTCTTCTGCTGCTGCAGGGAAGCCAAATAGCGCAAGCATCGGCACAGCGCTGATGTGCAGCTGATTTCCGAGGTCTGATTGCACCTGATAGTGCTGCAAATTCAGCTCGGCTATATCAGCCAACGGTGGAAATGACTCCAAAACGCCTACCCTGTTGGAATAAGCAACGCTGAATGGAATCTCGCTCAAGCTTGTTGTGCCTTCATCAACAACACGAAAGTCGCCTTTTTGATCTTTTTGGAAGATCTCAAATGCGCCAGGGGTCAGCACGCGCACTTGCTCAACCTGCTTCTCTCCATATAGGCCATCAGGAACAAGTACCTTCTCAAATAATCGAAGCTGCGTCAGCTTCTGCTGCCCATCAGTCATTTCAGTGCGCCAGCCAAGAATATCCCTTGGTGTATATGTGATCCAGTAGGGGCGGCCATTGTCGCCAGATTTTGGTGCGTCAACTAAGACGCCAACATGCCCGTATCGGATACTCGTGCGAGATGTGTTGTATAGCCAAGTCTGTAAGTCATTTCCTTGCAGATCTACATCAAATAGTTGCTCACGGATAAGATCTGAGACATCATCAAGCCTGATAGGCTTTCGAGTCAGCATGCCTGCCAGCATGCGCTCTAGCCTGACATAATAGGGTGAGAGGACAGATCTGCTTAGCCGATTATCGTAGCTAAGGTCAAGCTCTCTGGGTTCTTGCGGCAGGAATTTACGATGGCCTTTCCTGATTTTGTATGTGCCGCCAAGCAAAGTCTCAATTAGGCCCCAGTGAGGCTCCATATTCACCCATGCCGTGTTTGGATCATTGACTTGAGTAACATTGCCAACACGCTGGCGACCACCAGAGAATCCTGAATACACTGCTTGAACCCGCCCGATGTCTTCAGTTTAATAAAGCCTGATTCCGGTTCCCCTTCCTGCGTTCATATGCAGAGGATTGAGTTCTCGCCAAACTAAGTAGCCCAAAGCGTCGTTCATGTGGTCATATCCCGATTCTTTATCCGGATCGCCCTTTTCTGTCCAGCATTGCAGCTCAAGCGATTCAATCAGCTTGGAGCATTTAGGCGCAATATTGAGGCGGATCTCGCCTTTCCCATTTTCCAAAGCAGCTTGTAGAGCAGCCACCCTATCGCGGATCCTAGGGTTGGCTTTTGGCGATTGATTGCTGAACCCATATGATTCGAGAATCTGAATGTCTGTCCGGGTTGCATTCGTGCTGCGATTGCCACCTGATGCATCCGGGTAGATATAGATCTTCCGGTCAGGGTATCGCCTGCGAATTTCCTTTGCAAGTGCATCTGTGTCATGTGCATCACTGATCTCATCAATCACATGTAATCGCTTAGCGATGCGGACGGCAACAACCGCAGACATTCTGGCGACGTTAAAGTCGAGCCCGATTCTCAAAGGCTCGTTCTCAATCCCGCTAGGAGGCAACGTCGCATGTGTCTCACGTTTGAATCGGTCATAGACGGCGCCAGTATTCAGATTGACGAATTGCCCGTCTAGATATGCCTTGATCAGCCTTTCAGGGTAATTGGCTAGGAGTGAGTCGATAAAACCTTCGGGCAAGTATGGGTTGTCGGCAGTGCGTGCACGAATCAAGCGCTTATCTGGCGCCGAATTGCGCTCGAACGTATCCCAAGCCCAACCAAATCCTTCAGGCGTGGTGGCTACATAGAATTGCTGCATATTGCCAGATCGCAAGCGGGCTAGCGCCATTCGAGATGCCTGTTCAGCTGTACGCCTGTTGGTCGTGTCACATTCATCAAAACCTACAGCGCAGAGGTTCTGCCCTCGGATCCGGTTCCATGTCTCCATTGTGCGGAGCAAGATGGTATGCTCACCCTCCTTGAACTTGAGGACGTATTCTGGCAACGGTGACACTCTGAAGTCATAGGGCAGACCGATTGCTTCAAGCAGATCGTCCATGGACCGCATGAGAATATCGCGCAGCATGGGCGCCACTGGCTCAAATAGCGCCGAGACAAACCCCACGTTTGCCGCAGCCACGTTGATAGCCTTTGCACAAAGGCCGTAAGTTTTGCCAGCGCCAAATCCTGATACCAAGCCCAAAATGCGGTGATCTTGATCTTCGCAAAAGGCAGCTTGATGTGGCAGTAAAGTCGAATTGAGGCGGCTCAAGACCTCCTGTACTGACAGGCTCTCATCGTCGGGATCGGCTAGTATTAGCCCTTCAGGGATAGCGTCTAGAATGCTTGGCACTTGATGCGATCCTTTGTCCTAGGTTATTTTATTTGTTGAGGCTATAAAGCGATGTCAGACATTGGGGATTTTATCAGCATTGCATCGAGATATCCTCTTTTAACACAGACTCAAGAGATTGAATTAGGGCGACGGATTCAGGCCTGGCTGCAGCATTCTGACCCGCCGCCGTCACTAGTCCGGTCAGGCAGGAGAGCCCGCGATCAGTTCGTGTGTTGCAATCTGCGGCTCGTTGTTGCTATTGCTAAAAAATATACATCCAAGCTTAAGAATACTAATCTAACCTTCCAGGATTTGATTCAAGAGGGCACCCTGGGCTTGCAGCGTGCAGCAGAAAAGTACGACCCAGAATGCGGTTACAAGATGTCAACGTATGCGTACTGGTGGATTCGGCAGGCGATCACGCGCAGTCTCGATACCAAGTCTTTAATGATCCACATCCCAAGCGGTGCAAAACGTAAGATGCAGTCCTATAGGGAAGCTGCTGAGGCAGGCGGTAGCCAGGAGGAGATTCTAGAGAGAGCGAATCTGAAGCAACGAGATATTCGCACCATTCAGCAAGTCGTAATGTGCCAGAACGTAGGAGCGCTTGACGCGCTCGACGTTCATATTTGACTTTATATATTGACATTTCATGAAAGCTTATGCTATGATTTGAATATAGAGGGCAAAGAGCTCTCCCTTTCACAGCATGGCCACCTACACCGAAACAGCACTTTTCTACTCTGAACGCCTAGCGGAGGTTTCAAAGAAAGACAACACCACCGCCAATTGCCATGGCGTAGTGTTTTACCCTAATGGGCATGTCTACTACAACAAAAAGCGCATTAAGCAAGCTGATGTTGTGCAAACCATCGCTGCAATCCTGGAGTCTGAAGATAAAGCAATGGACCAGAAGAACGCCCCACGCAAAAAGGCAGGCAGCGCAGGACCTCTGACATGGGACAGACTGAATCAAGCCACGAAGGACTTTTTCTTTGAGCTGGCCAATCAAATCGTGCAAATCACCGATGACGTCAGCTTCGAGAATGGCCACCCCCCAGCTGCACGTCTTGGCCGCGACATCCCAAAAATCAGCCTAAAAAACGCTCCGCGTCTATCCAATCTCAAAAAAGCAGGCATGATGGAAAGCGGCCAATGGAACAGCAACACCAAATCCGAACGTTGGATCTTTGTCACTGAAGAAGGCTACGCCATCTATGAAGCGCACAGCAGCAAATGAGCGGCGACATTAACTGGAACTCGCGGCCACAAGACACGATCGCCGCAGCAAAAGAGAAAGCAGCTGCGGCCGAGTCCCCTAGGGGGCTCACGGCCCTTGAGCTTGCATTTTACAAAGCGACACACCGTAAAAAATCATGAACTTCAATTATTTCAGCCACAGCTTGTACAGCCAAAGTCAACGCGCACAAGACGCCCTCGAAGTTTCAGGACTCTTCGACTCTTTTCATGATGACAGGCAAGAATACTACGTTGAGGCATTCTTAGATGGTGAGCTGGAATGGACAGAATACGTACACGGCGAAGAAGAGCTTCAATCGTTTAAAGATGACGCGATTAAGCACGGTCTGACTTATACAGTCAAAATTATTGACACAGAGCGAAAGCAGTGATATAATATTTATATAAAGGGCAATGAGCTCTTCTTTCAGAAAATGACCAGCAACGAGCTAGCTCAAATCATCCGCCAGAACACAGACCTGGCTCTGACCTTTGCACACAGGGCACAGCAAGCAAAGCTAGATCGCAATTTTGGTTGGCAGCAGGAATATTTGAGCAATATGCGCACATTTGAGGCTATCAATCGCTGTATCGAAGAACTCCGCAACGAGCCAGTCGAAGAGCCCACTCACTTCGATAATGTGGACTGAACACATTGACACGCCATGAAAGCGTGTGATATAATACAAATATCAGGGGCAATGAGCCCCTTTTTCATCCCATGAACAAAGATCAACTACGCATCCAGATTGCCAAAGCCTACAAGGAGATGGAAATCGCCATCGAAGCATTCAATCAGCTAAAAGATGGCAGCCTTGACTTGGAAGACGATATCGACATCGCAGGCGAGCTGGTTGGTCTCAAGCTCGTGCAGGATGGCAGCTTCTATAGCAGCGAAGAAAGCATTCAGATTGAAGAAGAGATCCTTGGATCGTCTAAGTTCGCGTAGACTGAAGCCTAAAGACCGCCACGCCGAGCGCCTTTCCGAGCAAAACTCTGGCGCTCCTTTTCCATCAACGACTGCTCCTACCGGTTGAACGTTGGCCTTTTGGTAAAGGAATCTTGCGATCCAGCGCCTGATAAGCCCGAGTTTGCAAACGATTTCTGCCAGTTGCCGCTGCAGTAAATTCTTTGCCCGCTTTAATCCAAGCTTTTTGATTGGCCGACGAAGGATTGGATTTAAAAGCCTGATGGGCTTTTGACACCCTC